CGACGACGGGCGCTACAAGGCGAACCTGACGCTGCGCATGGTGGCGCAGAAAACCGCGTTCCTCTACGCCAAGAACCCGAAGGCCGTCGCGCGCCGGCGCGAGCGCCTCGACGCCACGAGCTGGAACGAGACGCAATCGCAGATCTCCTCGCTAATGCAGGCCGGCGCCATGTTTGCTCAGCAGTCTGCGCAGCCAGGCGCCCCGCCAGGCATGCCGCCGATGGCCGCTGCCTCCGGTCCAGCAGGCCTCGCCGGCAACATGATGGGCAACCCGATGGCCGCGCAGGTGGCGCAGCAGGGCATGGCGATCATGGCCGACGCCGCCAAGGTGCGCTCCGAGCACGAGATGCTCGACAAACTGGGGCAGACCCTCGAGCTGCTCTACAAATACAACATCGACGAGCAGACGCATCCGTTCAAGATGATGATGAAGCTCACCGTGCGCCGCACCGTCACCATGGGTGTGTCGTATGTGAAGCTCGGGTTCGAGCGGGTGATGCAGCAGCGGCCCGACATGGAGAAGGGCATTGCCGACGCCAGCGAGCGTCTCGCCACCCTCGAGCGGTTGAGCGCTGATCACGCCGACGATCAATTCGATGACAACGACAAAGAGAGCGAGCAGCTCCGGTTGCTGATCGAGGATCTGTCGAAGCAGGCCGAGTTCGTCGCGCGCGAGGGGCTCACCTACGATTACCCGATGCCGACCAACATCATCCCCGACGTCAAGTGCGTCGAGCTGCGGCATTTTCTCGGCGCCGACTACGTCGCCGAGCAGTTCCTGCTGACGCCGCATGAGGTGCAGGAGATCTACGGCAAGGACGTCGGCAAGAGCTACACCGCCTATCACCGCGACGACGTCTACGGCTCCGACCCGTGGACGCTGACCGCCGAGAACTGGAACACCGGTTCCTCGACCGACGACAAGGAATGCGATTTCTGCTGCGTCTGGCAGATCTACTGTCGCAAGGACGGCCTGGTCTACGAGGTGTGCGACGGCTACGAGGATTTTCTGCGCGAGCCGGCCTCGCCCGAGATCTACAACGAGCGCTTCTATCCCTGGTACACGCTGCTGTTCAACGAGGCGCCGAACGAGAAAGAGATCTTCCCGCCGTCCGACGTGCGGCTGATGATGGACATGCAGCGCGAATACAATCGCTGCCGCGAAGGCCTCAAGGAGCAGCGCATCGCAGCGCGCCCGTTCACCGCGGTGGTCGCCGGCGCCATCGAGGAGGACGATCTCAACAAGCTCGCCGAGCGCGAGGCCAATGCCATCATCGAGCTCAACGCGCTGCAGCCCAACCAGGACGTCAAGCAGCTGCTGCAGGCCTACGCCGGGCCCGGCATCGACAACAATCTCTACGAGGTCAACCCGGTCTACGAGGACGTGCTGCGCGTCACCGGCGTGCAGGAGGCAAACCTCGGCGGCACCAGTGATGCCACCGCCACGCAGGCCAACATTGCCGAGGGCTCGCGCATGACGTCGATGGGATCCAACATCGATGACTTGAACGACCTGATGACGCAGATGGCGAGGAACGGCGGCCAGATCCTGCTCACCGAGGTGTCGCGCCCGACCGTCGAGAAGATCGTCGGTGTTGGTTGCGTGTGGCCCGAGATGAGCCGCCAGGACATCGCGCAGGAGGTGTTGCTCGAGGTCGAGGCCGGCTCGATGGGCCGGCCGAACGCGGCGCAGGAGGTGGCGACCGCGCAGCGTGTTTACCCGTTGCTTATTCAGTTGCCCGGCATCGATCCAGAATTTCTCGCCAAGGATCTGCTGCGGCGCATGGATGATCGCCTCGATCTCACGCAGGCGTTCAAGAGCCAGCTGCCGTCGATCGTTGCGATGAACGGCATGAGCCAGGCGCAACTGCCCGGCACCGGTCCTGCCGCCGGCGCAGCTCAGGGTCCGCAAGGCAAAGACAACGCCGCGGGACCAGCAGCTCAGCCGCCGGGTGGACCGCCCGATGCGGCGCAGCAGCTCGGCGGCGCCGGCGTGTCACCACCGCATCCGAGCGGCGCACCAGGCTCGCCGACTTTGCAGTGATCGTCGATTGTGCGCCCAGAGGGGAGAGGTCTATGAGCGACTGGCAGAAAATAGAGACAGCGCCAAAGGATGGGACCGAAATACTCGGATGTTGGTCCAAATCCAAAATTTGCTCGGTTGTTAGCTGCGAGGGCAACGATACGTGGACGAGCGACACCGAATATGTTTCCGCACCGACTCACTGGATGCCGCTACCAAAACTGCCGACAGAATGAATATGCGCCCACTGCGTCAAGGAGGATGATTTGTGTGAGGTATGCCACGGAGAGGGCCGCAAGCTGACTTCACGTTATGGCGGGAATGATCCCGACACCATTGATGAGGGGCCATGCCCCGCATGTAAGGAGCGAGAAATGACAGTCTCAAATTGGGCTACGAGAACAATAATCCAACAGGCCGGTCTGGGGGTTAGTCAGATTACGCCTGCAATTCTTGAGTTGGCCGCCGAGGCGAACGAGAAATATAGTAACATGGACAAGGCAATTGCTTGGATGAAGCGCCGACTAAAACGGTACGGGTATTTCGACAAGTAGCGCCAATGCACAATGATCCGAGCCATAATGAAACCTCGGCCAATACATTCATGCTCGGGGCCTGTTTCATACTCATAATCTGCATTCTATGGATTTCTGATTATCTCACTGCCACACACTGACCGCCGCTATAGGGACGCCAGAATGAAACCAATTCCGATTGTGAGAGCGCGCGATATAGCCGAGCAGTACGGCTACGATCAGGTCATTATCATCGCCCGCAAGGTTGGGGACAAGGGCGGGGAACACTGCACTACCTATGGTCGCGACAAAGCAAACTGTGACGTAGCTGCCCGCGCTGGCGAGTTTCTAAAATTCAAAGTGATGGGATGGGTAAAGGAAAACGTGAGTTAAACGCATACCGCCGCACAATGAGCGGGGCCGACTTTGCAATAAATCTTTTTTCGGAATAAGGTCCGCGCCGTCAGGGGAGTTTGTGGGCATTGTGGTCTACGGCTAAATGGCCGACGACTCAGCGCCTGCTGTTGATACGACATCGACGCCGCCAGTCTCCTCACCCGAGCCTGCGGCGTCTCCACCTGCGTCGACCGGTGAAACTGCTCGTGCGCCATCACCAAGCGCACCATCTCCTCCAACTGAAAGTCAGGGCGAAACCCGAGAAACCTTGCTGCAGGCTGTGCAGAAGGCAGTCCCCGAGCTGCGAACCTCACAGTCAGATCAGCAAGAACCGGGAGGCGTTCCGCTCGCGCCCGCGTCACATTCTGAAACGACCAAATATCCCGACAATGCTCCTTCCGGCGACGGTGACTTGCCGGAAGACGTATCGCCGGAAGAGCTGTCGCAATTCCCACCAGCGTCAAAACGACGTGTCGAAAAACTTCTCGAGCAACGAAAAGCATTACGCGCAGACGTCGAGCGTCTGAAAGCACTCGAGCCGAGCGCCAAAGCAGCGGCGAGTGTCACGGAATATCTCAAGGCCAACGACATCGGCCAGGATGATTTTCTGCTGACGCTCGAGCTCGCCGCGGCGATGCGGCGCGGGGACTTCAAGACGTTCTACGAGGGCGTCAAACCGTACATGCAACTGGCCGAGGAATACCTCGGCGTGCAGTTACCCGCTGATCTGCAGCAACGGGTGGCTGAAGGTCACATGACCACCGCAGCTGCTCGCATGTTCGCACGCGAGCGCATGGACCGGGCACTGGCCGAAAGCCAGCGCATCCGCCAGGCGCAAGTGTACGACCAGACGTCGTCTGCGCACGCCCAGGAACAACTCGCCAATTCGGTGCGCGATGAGGTCAACCGGTGGGAAGCCGCAGTGATGAAGGCCGATCCAGATTATGTCGCGAAGAAACAAGCCGCTGTGCAGTCCACGATGTGGGCGGTCGTCCGCGAAAAAGGGCGACCGCAATCGCCGGAACATGCCGTTGCTATCGCCAATGAAGCGCTACGGCGTGTGAACCAGTACTCAAGTGCTTGGGCGCCTCCGCGACGCCCGACATCGAGCCAACCGCGCAGCACAGGCACAACCAACGGCGCGGCGCCGGAAGCCAAAACCCTGCTGGAAGCAGTGCGATTTGCGCGAGAAAGCGCGCGCGTCTGACATAGGGCGCAACAAAAATGCCAGTGTATACCCAGCCGTTGCTGGATCACATCACAACGGCTGCGCTGGATTGGTGGCTCAACAAGGGCACAGCATTCCAGAACGCGATCCAGGAGAAGCCGCTCCTGGCGATGATGGAGTCGAAGGCCAAGACGTTTCCCGGCGGCAAGGGAGACATCGTGGTTTCGGTGAAGGGTGACTACGGCAACACCGCAGCTCCCGGTACTGGAGACAAACTCGTTGGCTACGAACTTTCTGATAGCGTCCTGTACTACACTCCCGCCAACCTCAAGCAGGCGCGCTTCCCCTGGAAGGAAATGCACATCGGCATTTCGCTGACGCACTCGGAGCTCAAGACCGATGGCATCAGCATTGTCGAAGGCACTTCCGACAGCAACTCAACCAGCGAACATTCCGGCCGCGACGACACCGTCCTGGTCGGGATCCTCAACGATGCGCTCGAGGATCTGAGCGAGCAGTACGCACGATCGCTCAACAACCTCCTGTGGACGAACGGTGTCGCCGACGCAAAAGCACTCGCGGGGATGGCGGCACTGATCACCGACGCACCTGGCTCCGGTGTCGTCGCCGGCATCGACCGGGCGCTCAAGCCGTGGTGGCGCAATCGCGCCTACACAACGGCGATGGGCACTGCGGTCGGTACAACGCCGGCACTTGCGGCATGGGGTGGTGCTCCGATCACCTCATCAGCCACGGGTGGCGGTGCGCTCATCACGCTGCTGCAGAAAGAGTATCGCCAGCTCTCGCGTTACGGCGGGCGGCCGAACTGCGGCTATTGCGGCAGTGACTGGCTCTCGGCTCTCGAGACCGAGCTGCGGGCGAACGGCAACTACTCGATGACGGGATTTGCCAGCGGCAAGGACGTCTCGGTCGGCACCATCAGCTACATGGGCACCGATTTCGAGTACGACCCGAGCCTCGACGATCTCGGCAAGAACAAGCGCTGCTACTGGTTCGACAACAGGGATATTTTTTTGGTGAAGATGGACGGCGAGTGGCGTCACCAACACTCACCGGATCGTCCACCGGACAAATACGTCCTGTATCGCGGTCTCACCTCCACCGGGCAGCTCGCTGCACGGCGGCTCAACTCGGCGGTGGTCATCGACATCGCCTGACAAGACTGAAGACCGCGGTGGTTTGTCGGCAGACCCTGCAGCGGTCTTCTCTCGCCGGGACTGGCTCCAACCAACACCAGTCCCGGCGTCATCTGCCAACCGGAAGGACAACGAATGTCAAAAGTAAAAATGCACTGGTGCGCCGGCAAAGTGAACCTTTCCGGCCAGGGCTTCACCATCATCTGGTTTGATCAGCACAACCCGGTCAGCTGGCCGGAAGCGCAGGTGATGATGGCGGTGCATGGCGAGGAGAACGTCTACGACCTCAAGCCGGTCGCGATCGGCGAGACGACGGTCGCCGAGGAGAAGGAGCGGCTGGCGATCAAATTCGGCTGGAAGCCGGTCGAGCATGTTTTCCCTGGCCGCAATCCGCGCATGGAAACGCTGATGCCGGCGCACGAGGAGGCGCTGCCGCCGGCCGATGAGTACGGCCAGATCACCGGCAAAATCGCCCAACCTGTCGCCGAGCCGAGCAACGGCAACGGTCATCCGATCGAAGAGCCGCCGTCACCGATGCCGCAGCCGGTGCCGCCGCAGCCGGAAGACGACGAAGACGAGGAAGACGCCGCCAAGGCCAATGCACCGGTCGGGCCCGCCGTGTTCAAGCCCGGCAGACATCCGCGACCGGGTGCCTAGATGCCGGTCGGCGTAACACTGAGTGAACTGCGCACCGATCTGCGTGCCGAGACCGGGCAGTCGCTGAGCATGTCGCAGGGCGTGCAGTCGCAGCTCACGCAGGACAACCAGCTCAACCGGCAGCAGACCGAGCTGTGGGATGCCTGGCACTGGCCGCACTTGAGCTACTGGGTGGACAAGCCGTATTCGGCCGGCCAGGACACCTACGATTTTCCCGCCGACATGCCGTTCGACCAGATCGTGCGCATCATGATCGCCGAAGGCGGCAGCGGCGGCTGGAAGATGCTGCGCTACGGCATCCAGGCCTACGACACCGGCCCCACCGCGTCCCCCGGCACGCCGATCCGCTGGGGCAACCAGGTTTCGGTGGTCAACGGCAAGACCGATCCGGTCGGCAAGATGCTCATCGTCCCGACGCCGACCGGTGCCGGCACCATGCGTTTTGTCGGCCAGGCGCCGTGCAACCGCATGGTCGATCCGACCGACATCTGCGTCATCGATAGCAAGGCGATCGTGCTGTTCGCCGCCGCCGAGATCCTGGCCTTCCAGAAGGTGGAGGCCGCTGCGCTCAAATTGACCAAGGCGCAGAATTATCTACGCAAGCTCTTGCAGAACAGCGGTGCCGACAAGCGCTCGAACTACAACATGGGCGGCAGCGCGCGCTCATCCGGCATCGATCACTTCGGTGCGCGGCCGTACCGCAATTACGTTCCCGGCATCGACTACATCCCATCGTGAGGAGTAGTCGGTGGCCTATTTCACGATCACAGATTTCGCTGCCGGCCTCGATCTGCGGCGATCATCGCTGACGGCACCGGCCGGCACGCTGCGCAAGCTGACCAACTGCCACGTCACGCCCGGCGGTGAGATCGAAAAAAGATTTGCCTTCGTCCCGTTCTTTAGCGTCCCCGCCAACAGCAAGGGACTGCTCGAGCTACAGGGCAAGCTCTACACCTTCATCCCCGGCGGCTCGACTACCACCGATCCGGTCGGCCCCTGGGACGTCGGCACCATGGAGCTCAACTGCTCGAGCATCGATGAGATCATCGACTACGATTTCTTCGTCAACAAGGTGTTCGTGGTGGCCTACGTCGACGGCAACACCACCGACGCCGTTCATTTCTACGACGGCATTGTGGTGCCTGCCGCGCACGGTCTCTACGTTCGCACCTACAAAAACAAGATCTTCTCGGTTGAGAAAAGTCTTTTGTGGTTCTCCGCCGACGGTGATCCGACCGTGTGGGACTCGCTGGCCGACGCGACCGCGGGCTTCATCGATCTCGGCATCGGCGACAGCGACATGTCCGACGCCCAGGCGCTCGAGGTCTACTACGACAAGCTCGCAATCTTCTCCAAGACCGCCTCGCAGCTCTGGGTGATCGATCCCGATCCGCTGCAGACCAATTACGCGC